ATAGATGATTACATTATAAATTTTCCCACACCAGAAGCATTGCAAAACAGACAAAACACAATCACACCCAGCAGTGATGCAGCAACAGCAGGCAAAATCACACCTAATGAACAACGCAAAGTATTAGTGGGCACCAACACAGATGTTAACAGCACTCCCAAAGGACTGTCTTACAAACAAAACAAAGACTCATTGAATGCCATAGGCGGAGTCAAACTTTTAGTCAGTTCTTCACAAGTGGAAAATGTGGCTCAAAATCTTGGATATGACAAAAACAGCAAAGTTATAGACACTGCTCAAATAGGCAAAGATTTAAACCTTAGAAAATTAAGTTTCAAACAAGGCAGCAATATTGAAAATATTATAACCACAGTGATAACTTTCAGCGAATATGCTGCTAAATCTTTGAACGACAACAGTGGAACATTTAAAAAATGGTTTAGAATATCTACCAGAACTTTCATAATCAAAGACGACGACATCATGCAAAAGTATGGAAGAAATCCTTATCTTTTTGTGTATGATGTGATACCTTATGATGTGCATGAATCATCATTTGCCAAACCCAATGTAAAAACAGAAACCAAAGATATAGAATCACAGATTGTGAAAGAATATGATTATCTTTACACAGGAAAAAATCTTGATGTATTGGATTTTCAACTGAAATACAATTTTGCTTTTCTTGCAATATTACCCTCAGATCAAGCCAAATCCAAAAGTAGACCAGATGACAAAGACAGAGATTCCAAAGATGGCAACAATAGTTCGGACAGCACACCAGGAGACACAGCAGATTCAAACACCGGATCGGGCACATCTTCCATGGGAGTGGTGCGTAGACAATTCAATCTATATGAAGCTATCAGCGGTTTGTCAGATGAACAAAGATTGGCTTTGGAATTCAATGAAGCAATCATACACAGCAATGCAGATTTAATCACAGTGAATTTGACCATTCTGGGTGATCCTTATTACATAGCAGACAGCGGTATGGGCAATTACTATGCATCCATCAAACCCGATGCCAATGGCAAACCATCTAAATTTATAAACAAAGATGGAGCCATGGAAGGCACTTATTCAGGAGTTTATATTGCTATTAATTTTAGAACGCCCATTGATTATGGCAGCAATGGTGAAACCATGTTTAGAGACACTGCTCAGCAAGCAGAAAGATTCATACCAGTGCCTGCTTTCAGTGGTATATATAAAGTGAACATGGTCAATAATATTTTTCAAGGTGCTGTGTTCAAACAAGAATTGCAGTGCATAAGATTACAAAATCAAGAAGTTAAGAAAAAACCAGAAAAAGACAACAAAGCATTGGGACCAGCAACTGATTTTGGAAAAGAATCTGATGGATTTACTCCAGAGTTTTAAAATTTATGAATACACAGGAGCATAATGTTTAGAGGTACACAAAAAAGAGATTCAACCAGAGACCAAATGGTCAAAGATCCTGGCCCATATGAAGCCATAGTGACCAGTCATCTGGACACCAAATATTCCGGCACGCTGGAAGTGGAACTGCTCAAAGCCAGTGTGAGTGGCAATGATCCTTTTGAAGTGGGACAAAGAGTGAATGTGAAATACTGCAGTCCTTTCTATGGTATCACTTCCTATGATGGAGTCACAATGAATCGTGGCTATCAAGACAGCCAACAAAGTTATGGTATGTGGTTTGTGCCACCTGATGTGGGCGTTAAAGTGTTGGTGATATTTGTAGAAGGCAACATCAACAAGGGCTATTGGTTTGGTTGTGTGCAGGCAGAAAATCAAAATTTTATGCTGCCAGATGGTAGAGCTGCAACTTCATTCACTGATGTCAACGATGATCCAACATTACGAGGAAAAAAATTACCTGTGGGAGAATACAATAAAAAATTAATTGACAACACTAGAAATTTAACTGACAGTACTAAAAACTTAAAACCCATCAACCAACGATTTGTGGACATACTGAACAGTCAAGGATTATTGGAAGATGAAATCAGAGGAATAACCACCAGCAGTGCCAGACGAGAAGTGCCCAGCAGTGTGTTTGGTATCAGCACTCCAGGACCTGTGGACAAACAGGGCAATGCCCGAGGCAAAGGCGGTAGATATTATTCTAGATTGGGCGGCAGCAGTTTTGTGATGGATGACGGTGACGATAAATTTTTGCGCAAAACATCTGCAGCTGAAGGTCCTTCAGAATATGTGAGCAGAGAGTTGTTTGAGTTGGAAGGCGATGAAACCATACCTCACAATGAACTGGTGCGTATCAGAACCAGAACAGGTCATCAAATATTGCTGCACAATTCAGAAGATTTGATCTACATTGGCAACTCAAAAGGCACCACTTGGGTGGAATTAACAGCCAATGGCAAAATAGATGTGTATGCCAAAGACAGCATCAGTTTTCACACAGAAACAGATTTTAATTTTAAAGCAGACAGAGATGTGAACATTGAAGCAGGTCGCAATGTGAATATTAAAGCATTAAACAATGTGCAAATGGAAAGCAATCAAAATTTAAATCTAGTGATAGGTGCTGATGGGTTTATAACCACAGGATCCAATTTAAATGTGAACAGTGCCAACAATTATTTCACGTCTACCAGTGAAACTCATATTAAAAGTGATGTTCAATACAGTTCAGGATCAAAAGCATATTCAAATTTTCCAACAGGAGGAACAGCCGATGCCACTGCAGCAGGCAGTGCTTCTATTTTGAATACATTCACTAATCCAGGAGAAAATTCAGAAAACATAATGAAACGTGTGCCACAACATGAACCTTGGCCACAGCATGAAAACTTAAATCCCAACAATGTTAGTAATGATTTAACAGACAGAGAAAATCCTAACAACATCATCGATTCCTCTTTAACTCAAATAAAGGACACTTTTACAAAAAATTAACGAATAAATATTCATATGAGCACCAAAGAGAAAAAATTATACAAAGACATCACAGTACGAGCCAACAAAACACCCTCGGCACCTGTGGGACCTAGAGCCTACAGAGGTGTCAGCACAGTGAATCCTGATGCCAACAGTTTTAATCTGTATGACATAGCACTGATCAAACAGGATTTGTTGAATCATTTTCACATCCGTCAGGGAGAAAAATTAGAAAATCCTGAATTTGGTACAATTATATGGGACGCACTGTTTGAACCACTGACAGAAGACATGAAGCAAGCCATCATACAAAATGTCACAGAAATTGTCAATTATGACCCTAGAGTGCAGGTCAATTCAGTCACAGTGGACACTTATGAGAGTGGAATTCAAATAGAATGTGATCTTACCTATCTTCCCTACAATATTTCTGAAAACATGCGTCTAAAGTTTGATGAAAACAACGGTTTAATCAACTAGAATTAACTGAGCATTTAATCAAACATAATAAATAAGTTTAACCAATGAGAACTTATGTCATCCACAGATAGATTGAACAAATTATTGCTGGCAGAGGACTGGAAAAAAGTCTATCAGAGCTTCAGAAATGCCGATTTCAAAAGTTATGATTTTGACAATCTACGCAGATCCATGATCAATTATCTGCGTCAAAACTATCCTGAAGATTTCAATGATTATTTAGAGAGCAGTGAATATCTTGCTCTGATTGATTTGATTGCTTTCTTGGGACAAAACATTGCATTCAGAATTGACTTGAATGCCAGAGAAAATTTTATAGAATTAGCAGAACGCAGAGAATCAGTGTTGCGTCTTGCTAGACTGTTGAGCTACAATGCCAAGCGTAATCAACCAGCCAACGGTTTATTAAAAATTGATGCCATCAGCACTTCAGAAGAGATCATAGACAGCAACAATATCAACATAGCCAATCAAACCATCATATGGAATGATCCCAGCAATGAAGATTGGTATGAACAATTTATTAAAGTGTTGAATGCAATTCTACCAGTGACTGGCAAAATAGGAAGACCCAACAAAATAGACACTGTGAATGGAATTCCCACAGAACTTTATCAATTCAATTCAAACCTACAAGAAGTACCAGTGTTTTCATTCACAAAAACCATAGATGGCAGAAACACTGCCTTTGAAGTGGTCAGTGTGGATTTGAAAGATGGAGAATTAACAGAATTATCTCCTTTGCCCACAAACAAATTACAATTTGTTTACAAAGAAGATGGCAGAGGCAATGCCAGCAGCAACACAGGATTTTTCTTTCACTTCAGACAAGGCACACTGCAACAAGGAGATTTTTCAGTGGACCTATCCACTCCCAATCAAGTGGTTGGATTGGATGCCACCAACATCAATCAATCAGATGTGTGGCTGTATCAACTGGACAGCAACAGCAACGAAACAGAATTGTGGACCAAAGTGAGTGCTACCGAAGGCAACAACGTGATCTACAACAGCACTGCAAAATCTATTAGAAATATCTACAGTGTGATCACTAGAACTGAAGACAGAGTCAATCTGCAATTTGCTGACGGCACTTTTGGAAATTTACCCAAAGGCAAATTTAGAACATATTACAGAACCAGTGACAATAGACAGTTTAAAATTGTTCCAGCAGATTTAATCAACATTGAAATCACAGTGCCTTATGTCAGTGCCACAGGCAAAGACGAAACACTCACAATCAGTTTGGCACTGCAATACACAGTGGACAACGCAACCAATTCTGAATCAAATAGTTCTATAAAAAACAACGCACCTGCCACTTACTACACGCAGAACAGAATGATCACAGGGGAAGATTACAATGTGGCTCCGTTGTCAGTGAATCAACAAATTATTAAAATTAAATCAGTGAATAGAATCAGCAGTGGAGTGTCCAGATACTTTGACCTGTTGGATGCTACCGGCAAATACAGCAGCACTAATTTGTACGGCAGTGATGGAATAATTTACAAAGAAAATATTAATAATAATTTTACTTTCAGTTATGTGAGTAGAACTGACATTGAAGGAATCATTAACAATTCAATTGAACCTTTGTTGAGCAACAAAAAATTATTTAATTTTTATTTGAACAATTTTGCTAAAATTATTACTACAGATGTGGCAACTGAATGGTATCAATCCACCAATGGCAGCAATCTCAGCACTGGATATCTTGCAGACAGTGACAGTAACAAATTAGAAGTGGGCACTTTCACAGACAGTGTGTTAAAATATTTAGAAATTGGTGCACAATTAAAATTTACAGCACCCACTGGAAAATACTTCACAGCCAAAGGCGAATTGCTCACAGGATCCCCTTCACAATTGGGAGACAGCACAGTGCGATGGGCCACAGTGGTGAATGTGATCGACAATGGCACATTGATTCAAAATGACAACAGCGGTCCCATAATTCTCAATGATGTAATACCCACTGATGCTGTGTTGGCTCAGATAGTGCCTAAATTTACAAAATTTTTGTCCGCAGATATCAAATTGGAAATGTTGGATCAAATATTTGCCAACAGTACATTTGGATTGAGATACGATATCGCAGCTAGAGATTGGGTGGTAATCGATGAAAACAACCTCAATGTTTATGCTGATTTCAGCATGGGCAAAACAGGTGACATCAGCAATCAACAATTGGATGCCAGCTGGTTATTGCTGTTTACCACAGACACAGAACTGTACACAGTGACCTACAAAGGTGTGAGATATGTGTTTGAAAGCGACAAAGAGATAAGATTCTATTACGATAGCAGTGATAAAAATTACAACACCAACACTGGCAAAATAATCAAAGACAAAATCACAGTGTTGAATATCAACAATGCTCCAGGAGTTTTGACTCCAATGTTGGACAATGTCAACTGGCAAGTGGTGGAAGAATACAAAGACGCACAAGGATATGTGGACAGTAAAAAAATAGAAATTACTTATTTTGATTCAGATGATGATGGACTGATGGACAATCCAGAATCTTTTGAAAATTTAGTATCTGCGGGCACTCTAGTGTATCAAAAAAAGATTACATCTAATGGAGTGGAAGATTTTAATTATGTGAATGCTGATAGTGAAAATATTCAATCAATCAGCAGTGAAAACAACATTGGATCCTACAGTTCATATGACACAAATACTGTGTTTTACAACACCACCACTGGTGTTTTTAAATTATTGAATGTGTCCACAGGAGTTTTGACCACAGTGAGTGATTATAGAGCATACAACGGTCGTGATAGTTTAAAATTTCAGTACGTACACAGCACAGACAGCTCTAATAGAATAGATCCCAGCTCCAGCAATATCATTGATATATTTTTGTTGACAAGATCTTATGACACAGAATTCAGATCTTGGTTGTCTAACGATATTGAAAATAAACCCCTGCCACAGAGTTCTGATTCCATGTATCAAAATTTTGGCAAAGACATCAATCTAATCAAATCCATCAGTGATGAAGTGATCTATCATCCGGTGAAATACAAAATTTTGTTTGGAGACAAAGCAGATGTTAAATTTCAATCAGTGTTCAAAGTGGTCAAAAACACCAATGAGGTGGTGAATGATGATGATGTGAAGGTAAGAGTGATTCAGGCTGTGAATGAATACTTTGATCTGGAGAATTGGGATTTCGGTGATACATTTTATTTTTCAGAACTCAGCACATACGTGATGACTCAACTGGCTCCAGATATAGTGACTTTTGTGATAGTTCCGGATCAAGCATCTCAATCCTTTGGCAGTTTGTTTGAAATTAAATCTGAAAGCGATGAAATTTTTATCAGTGGTGCCACAGTGGATGATGTTGAAATAATTGACGCCATAACTGCTTCAAAATTAAAATCCAGTGGGTCAATTGTCACATCTACTCCAAACATTAATGTGGGTATCAGCAGTGCTTCTTTCAACGGGAGTTACTAATGGCTTACGATAATAATCAAGAAGATTTTCCACTACCCAAAGGCAATCAAAACACATCAGATAGAAAAACTTCTAATCTACTTCCCAAATATTTTAGAACACCCACAAATACAAAATTTTTACACAGCACGTTGGATCAATTATTAAATCCAGGCACTGTGGAAAAAATCAGTGCGTTCTATGGCAGAAAAACCGCCAAAGCATTTGAGATTCAAGACAACTATATCAACGAAGTGTCAGATGACAGACAAAACTATCAATTTGAACCTGTGGTGGTTAGAAGAGACAATTTAAACAATGTGGTGTTTTACAAAGATTATGTGGATTACATCAATCAAATTAAAAGTTTATCAGGCAATGTGGACAATCACAGCGTTTTAAACAGTCAAGAATACTACAGTTGGAATCCCAATATTGATTGGGACAAGTTTGTAAATTTTAGAGAATACTACTGGTTAACTTCAGGTCCTGAAGTGATCACCATCACAGGCATTCAACAGCAGATTCAAAGCACTTACACTGTGCGATTGGCAGATAATTTGGACAATTATGCTTATGTGTTATCGCCAGATGGTTTGACACAAAATGCCACCATAAAATTGTTCAAAGGTATCACATATCGATTTGACATTGATACTCCTGGCATGCCATTCACTATTAGAACTGCTAGAATTTTACAAGACAGTTATTTGTACAATGAAGGAGTGGATCAACAAAATGTGGAGCAAGGCACAACAATCTTCACAGTGGGAGTGAATACTCCAGACACTTTATATTATGTGTCAGCCAATGATATCAATGCTTATGGACTGATACAAATTGATGAAATAATAGAAAACAGTGAAATAAATGTAGAAAAAGAAATTATTGGTAAAAAAAGTTTCACATTAACCAACGGATTATCATTGTCCAATGGTATGAAAATAAATTTCAAAGGCAATGTAACTCCAGCCAAATATGCTCAAAATGAATGGTATGTGGAAGGAGTGGGCGAATCAATTCAATTGATAAATGAACAAGATTTTGCAGTGCCCAACGATATTGCTGATGAAACTTTAGAATCATTTGATGATTTGGGATTTGACAAGAACACCTATGATATAGAGGACATCACAGCAGACTCAAAAGATTACATTGTGATCAAAAAAAATTCATTGGATAAAAACCCATGGACCAGAGCCAACAAATGGGTGCATAAGTCTGTGTTGCAAGCAGTGGCAGATTACAAAAATATCACACTGGATGTGAATGAAAATTTAAGAGCAAAAAGACCCATAATAGAATTTGACAATGGTTTAAAACTTTATAAATTTGGCAGTGTGGCCAAACCATATGTGGATGTGGTGGACACATTCACCAAGGACGTGTTCAGTGACATAGAAGGAGCCACAGGTTACAATGTGGATGGAGTGGATCTAGTGGATGGCATGAGACTATTGGTCACTGCTGATCCAGATATCCTAGTAAAAAATAGAATATTCACTGTGAAAATTATTAATTTTGGCGGAGATGGTGATCCCACCAACAAACAAATATCATTGATTGAACCAACAGATTCAGCACCGCTGGAAAATGAAGTAGTATTGGTGACCAATGGAACCGTCAATCAAGGAAAAATGTTTTATTATGATGGCGCATCTTGGAAAGAAGCTCAAGCAAAAACTGCAGTGAATCAAACTCCGCTGTTTGATGTGTTTGACGATGAAGGAGACAGTTTTTCCAATTCTGTCAAATATCTCAGCACAAACTTTTTAGGCAACAAAGTTTTCAGTTATAGAGTGGGCACAGGAACCAACGACGTTGAACTGGGATTTCCTTTGGCATATAGAAATGTCAACAATGTGGGAGACATTGTGTTTGATTTCAATCTTCTTTCTGAAACTTTTGATTATCAATCTCAAGACACTCTTGTGACTCAATCCACAGATATTGGATTTTTAAAAAGATACAGTGACAGAACCACTTTCAAATATGTGCATGGTTGGACCAAAGCCAAAAATTTCAGCAAACAAATGGTGATTAGGCAGTACATTGCTTCAGAACAAGTCAATGATTTTGCTGTGGATGTGTACAACAACAGTGGACTATTGAATGATTTGATTCTAAAAGTTTATGTGGATAATAAATTGTTGGATTCCAACGAATATCAAACAGTAAGTATCAATAACATTTTGTATGTGCAATTGAACAATGATTTGAACAGTGATCAGTCTATAATTTTAAAAACTCACAGTGATGCTGTAAAAAATAATCAAGGATACTATGAAATACCAATCAATTTAGAAAGTAATCCTTTGAATGACAATCTTAATGATTTTACATTTGGTGAAGTGGTAAATCATGTGGACAGTATCATAGAACAATTGAATTCATTTGAAGGTGTAAATCCAGGTTCAAACAATTTGAGAGATTTGGGTAATTTAACTGCTTATGGAACTAAGTTTGTTCAACACAGTGCTCCAATCAATCTATCTTTGTATCACATCACAGAAAAACAAGTGAATGTGGTTAAATCTGTATCTTTTGCTCAGAAAGAATACGACAAATTCAAAAAAACATTTTTACAAGTGGCAGAAAATTCTGGATTCAGTGGCACAGTGCGTGAGCATGTGGATGAAATAATGAAAATTATTAACAAAGACAAAAACAGCAACATGCCATTCTATTTCAGTGACATGGTTCCTTATGGTGCTGCTAAAAAATTAACATTCAAAGTGTATGACAACAGCAACATTTATTTTGCTCTCAGTCAACAGTTCAGCATGGCTCAATTGAATACCAAAGCAGTTCAGGTATATTTGAATGGTGAGCAGTTGTATCATAAAATTAATTATGAATTCAACAGTGACAATTTTTGTGTGATCAACACAGCATTAGCAGTGAACGATTTGGTGGAAATATATGAATATGAAAGCACCAACGGCAACTATGTGCCATCCACACCAACCAAATTGGGATTGTATCCAAGATACAAACCACAAATATACACAGATCACACATTGATCAATCCAGTGGATGTTGTTCAAGGGCACGATGGCAGCATCATTGTGGCATATGGTGATTACAGAGATGAACTATTGTTGGAACTTGAAAAAAGAATTTATAACAATATAAAAATTGAATACAACAAAGACATAAGAAACATTTTTGACTTTGTTCCAGGAGAATTTAGAAACACAGGATATAAAACTTCCAACATTGATCAGTCTATGTCTGCTGATTTCATCAAATGGAACAGTATGGTGGGCACTTTGGATTATACTAATAATTTTTTCTATGATGGATCAAACAGTTTTACGTTCAATCATTCACACATGCTGTCGTTTGCTGGCACTCCATTGTTGGGATTTTGGAGAGCCATATACAAACAAGCCTATGACACAGATAGACCACACAGTCATCCTTGGGAGATGTTGGGCTTCAGCGAACAGCCCACTTGGTGGAACACAGTGTATGGTCCAGCACCTTACACCAGTGACAACTTGATTCTTTGGGAAGATCTTCAGGCTGGTGTGATCAGAGAACCAGGCAAAAAAGTTGTTTACGATCCAAGATTTGTGAGAACGGATTTGTTGAATCATTTGCCCGTGAACGAGGACGGTGAACTGTTGAGTCCAATCAACAGCAACTACGCTAAAAATTTAATATTAACTCTATCATCCAAACAGTTTAAATTTGGTGATCAAGCTCCAGTGGAAAACGCTTGGAGACGCAGTTCCAATTATCCATTTGCTCTGTTAAAGTCCATGCTGTTGAACAGACCAGCTCACACCATGGGTGTAAATTTTGACGCTTCTAGAATTGTAAAAAATATCACGGATGAAATAATATATACCACCACTAAAAAAAGAATCACTCTGAAAGATTTAGTATTTCCCAACAGTAGAACAGATGAAAATTATGTGTTAACTTCTGGCTTGGTGAATTATATTTCAAATTACATCAAAACAGATGTATTGACCAAATATGCTGATTATCAAAACACTTTGACTGAATTAACTCAACAGTTGGGATTCAAAGTGAAAGGATTCACAGAAAAAGAAAAATTTAAATTGTTATTGGACAGCAGATCACCACTGAATCAAAGCAATGTGTTTGTGCCTGAAGAAAATTATGATATTCATTTGAATTCCAGTTCACCTATTGATGTATTGGTGTACAGTGCTGTAATTGTGGAAAAACTTCCAGAAGGTTTTTCAGTCAAGGGATATGATCTAACACTGCCAGAATTTAAATATTTTGCTCCCATTAAAAAACAAAATGATTCTGTGAAAAAAGTGGGTGGAGTGAGCAAATCTTATGTGAGTTGGATCTCCAACAAAGTCTACGGTGCTGGTCAGATTGTTCAGTATCAAAATCAATTTTATCAAGCTGAAAGAGATCATCTGAGTGGCAGCAAATTTGATTCTTCTAAATTTGTCAAACTAAGTTCATTGCCCATTGAAGGTGGCATCACTGCTGTGTTCAGTAGAAACTTTGAAAAAGAAACAAGTGTATTAAATTATGGCACAGTGCTGCCCACTCAACAGCATGTGGTAGACTTTTTATTGGGCTACAGCAAATATTTAGAATCCAAAGGATTTGTGTTTGATAATTTTAATCAGAAAATCAATGCTGTGGAAAATTGGAATCTCAGTGCTCAAGAGTTCATGTTCTGGACCACACAAAACTGGAAATCCGGAGCAGTGTTGTCATTGAGTCCAGCAGCCAATAAAATCCAATTAAAAACATCTTTTTCGGTGGCTGACAATGTGTTTGATAATTTTTATGACTATGCAGTGCTCAAAGCAGATGGTATTAAAATTTCCAAAGAAAAATTAAGCGTGGTGCGACAAAACAACGACTTTACTTTGAGTGTGAAAAACACCAGTGACGGAATTTATTTTGTTAAAATACCTTTGATTCAAAAAGAACATGTGGTATTGATTGACAATGTTACAGTATTCAATGATGTGATCTATGATTTTGCAGCAGGGTATAGACAGGACAGAATCAAAGTGATAGGATATGTGGTGGGCAATTGGAATGGTTCCTTGAATGTGCCAGGATTCATGTATGATGAAGTGAAAATAAGTGAATGGCAGCCATTCACAGATTACAGCATGAGTGATGTGGTCAAATACAAACAATTCTATTACAGTGCCAATCTAAACGTCACAGGATCCAGCACATTTGATTTTGATCAGTGGACCAAACTGTCTGAAAAACCAGTCAGCACATTGAAACCCAACTTTGAATACAAAACCAATCAGTTTGGTGACTTTTATGATTTGGACACAGATAATTTTGATGTGGAGCAACAAAAACTTGCTCAACATTTGATAGGATATCAAAAGAGAGAATATCTACAAAATATCATCAATGATGATGTGGCACAGTACAAATTTTATCAAGGGTTTTTACAGGACAAAGGCACCAAGAATGCTTTGGAAAAATTGTTTAATTCACTGGCCAGTGCCAACAAAGACAGCATTGAGTTCTATGAAGAATGGGCCATTAGAACAGGACAATATGGTGCGGCGACAGGCTTTGATGAAGTGGAATATGTGTTGGATGAAAAACAATTCAAATTGAATCCACAACCAATTTCATTGACCAACGATCTAAATCCCATAGATCCTGACTTTGTTTATAGAATCAAATCAGATGAAACTTATTTGAAATCAGAAAATTACAATCATAATCCTTTTCCTGAAAAGAATAATCTTGAAAAATACATCAAAACAGCAGGATTTGTGGATCCCAATGATGTGGATTTTATTTTAAAAAATTATGATGACATACTATCCATTGACACTGCCAAACTTAAATTTGATCAATATGTGTGGATTGGATTTTTCAAACAAAGTTGGCAGGTTTACAAACATATCAAAACAGATTATAAAGTTTTATCAGTGACTGAAGCCAACAATTTGGTCACTGTGGTAACAGATTTGTACAGCAATGTGTCTGTGGATGACATAATATCTGTGAGCATACCGCAACAGAATTCCAAACAATTGTTCAAAGTAAAAACTGTGTCACTGGATCAAATAGTATGTCATAAAAACGGCAACACAGTGTTGACCGTGAATGATGGATCTTCTCATGGATATTTGGGCACCTTTGTCAGTAACAAACTTTCAAATTTAGAATCTATCAACGCCAAGGCCCAAGACTCGGGTGGATTCAAAAACAATGATCTGTTTTGGGTGGAAGATGACAACAATGCTGAATGGGTCACTTTAAAAAATAATAAAGTTTGGCAAAATCATCAGCAGATTGTCAACTTTAACACAGATTCTATGGCATCATATGGCACAGCCATGAGCGTGGATGGCAGCAACAATGTGATGGCAGTGTCTGATCTAAATCTAGGAATTTACATTTATAAAAGAGGATCAGATTCTGGACAGTTCACTCTGAGACAAGTGATCGATGTGCCACAAAACATTTGGACTGGCAATGCTGATTTTGGTGCAAGTTTAGACATCAGTGCTGACGGGAAATATATTGTGGTGGGAGCGCCCAAGGCTTCTCAAGTTAGAAGTTATTACAAAGGCAATTATTCAACAATCACTGCATACGATGTGGGTGATATTGTAAAACACAAAGAACAATTGTGGAAAGTGGTAAACCCAGTGTTGGGTCAAGATCCTTCAGTGGATTTCACCACATTTGACGCTGCAAGTTTTTGGAGTGAAGTTGAATTTGATGCGGGCATAAATGCTTATCCCACAATCAAACAGATGATCACAGGCAACTATTCCGTAGCAGGAGTGAGCACTGATCATCTATTGATCCGAGCTGGCTCACAACAATACAGAGGCAGTGCAGTGGGCGACACTTTGGTGTTGTATTGGAATAATTTGACCACTGAATATCCCACTGGCAACACACCATTCAATGGCACAGCCACAGGCATTGACAAAACTTTTATTGATGGTGCTCATACCATTCAAGAGAAAGTGGATGAAATTATCAACATAGATTTGACTCTTCTGACTCCAACAGTTGGAGACACACTCAGCACTGAAGATGCAGATGGAGAAGTTGTTTATGTATTCAGTCAAGGCACACAGTCTATCATATATCTCAGCAATGTGAATGGAAATTTTGCTGATTCAGATCAGATCAAATTAGGCGTGTTTCCTGTGGGAGATTATACCAGAGTGATTGCAGAAGATTATGATCTCACATTGGCAGGATGGTGGTTGATCAACATACCTTCTCCTGGCACAGTTTCAGCTCAAGCTGACTCAAAAAAATCATTGGTGATACGAGACATTATCAAAGCGGGCGATCCTCGCACAGCTTTCTTGTATTTCAACAGTTTAGACACACAACAATCACAATCAGTATTGCCAACTATTATCACACCTGCCAGTCAGTTAAGCATACTGACCTATGACAAGCAATTCACTATTTCAGGTTACAGTGCATTCACAGGCAGCATTGACGACAGCAGATATTTGATCAGAGCACCCAAAGCAATGAGTGATGTGCTGCCTACGGCTACCTATGATGAAGTGGGAGTTTGGTTCAACACCATACAGACAGGAGTTCCTCTATCAGTGACAGAACCCACTGCTTTGGATCTACCTTTTGAGGATCTCAATGGTGTGAAAGAAATAATTGATGTATGGAATGGTTTTTTAAGAGTGTTGGCACAACCAGATGGTTTGGGAACATTCTATGTGCCCACAGTGGGTGACACTGTGCAGGATGATGCCACAGGCAGTCAAGCAGAAGTTACCTATGTTAAAGTGGTGGGCTTTAATGTATTACAGATTTATATCAAAAATAAAACTGGATCGTTCAGTGTGGGCACTGACTTTGGTCCGTCAGTCAATTTGACATTGATCGGCACGCCAAATAGAACTGTGGGAGTGATTCAACGCAGTGAATTGGAAGATGCAGTGGTGGGCTCATTGTTTGTGTTTGATCAAGGATCTGCTCTAGTTCCTACCAGCAACAGCGCATATCATTTTATAAATGGTTTGGAATATTATTTGTATCAAGATATCACACAGGATGGAGTGAGCAGAGCAGCCAGTGTGCCTTCCAGAATTAATAGAGATTATGAACAAGTGTTCAATATTCCAGCTGGTCTTGGATATACTTCGGCATTGACCAATCAAGGATTATTCTTGATTTATGAAAGATTGACCAATGGCAATTATGTATTGACCAGTTCTTACCTTGTGCCTAACATGAACAACGGTACAAACTTGGGTTTAAAAACTGTTTTAAGACAACACAATGCTGTGACCACGCTGTATGTGAGTTCAGCAGCCACTGCCACAGACACTGGTAAAATTTATTTTGTTAAAAAATCCAGCACACAAAACTGGAATTTGAGTGTGGATCCCAATTACACAGGACTGTTTGATATCAGTTCAGTCTATCGTACCAATGATTTGATAGCTTATAATAATATCATATACAAGAGTTTGACCAATCAAGGACCATCCAGCTTTGTGTCTACTTTTTGGCAACCACAGACTGAAGGCATAGATTATCAAGGATATGTGCCTCATGATCCCAATGATGATTCTACTCCCACATTGGAAGGGGATTCCACAATCAACATCAGTCAATTGCAAAATTTTGGATACACATTTGATGTGAACGATTCAGGTTCAGTGTTGGCAGTGTCCGTGATAGATTTTATAGACAGCAGTTCACCCACACAAAATAAGGTAGTGATATATAGATTGGTGAATGGCAGATATCAATATTCACAAACATTGATTTCACCAGACAGTGGAGAAGACAACACAGATTTTGCCAATGCTGTGGCAGTCAGCAATGACGGCATGTTCATAGCAGTGGGCAGTCCGCAAGCAGATCAAACAGCCACTGATGGCGGAGTGGTGTATGTATTCAAACAAACCAATGGAGTATATGTCAATACTCAAACACTCACCAGTCCTCAACCTCAAACCACAGAAAAATTTGGAACTAATTTAGATTTTGATGGTGACACATTGGCAATTTCCAGTCTCAATGGTGACATGGAGATTAATTTTTCTTTGGACACCAACAACACATATTTTGATGCTGGTGCCACCACATTCAATAATAAATTATTGGACACTGGGTCTATATATGTGTATGAAAACTTCAATAATGTATTTGTGTTTGCTGATGAATTCAGCGTGAATGATCAAGATCTTGTTAATTTTGGAAAAAATATAAAAATTAACAACAATCATGTGTATGCTTCTTTATCCAACTATCTAAATGATCACAGTTCTCCTTACACTGAAGGATTAATTTTTGATTTTAGAAAACCAAATCTAACTCAAACATGGAATGCTCATAAAACTCCTGTGATGTCTGTTGATGTTGACAAGATAAAAGAAATTTTTCTATACAATACAAAGAACAATAAGTTATTGCAAAAATTAGATTATATAGATCCTATTCAAGGCAAAATTGCTGGCATAGCTGAACAAGAGTTATATTACAAAACTTACTATGATCCTGCAGTGTACACCGTGGGTATCAGCGGATTGAGCATTGATGCTCAAAACAGTTGGCACAAAGAACAAGTGGGTAGATTGTGGTGGGATTTAAGCACTGTAAAATTTTATGATGCCAATCAAGGCAATATTATTTTTACAACCAATTATTGGAATAAAATATTTCCAGGTTCTTCCATAGATGTGTATGAATGGGTGGAATCCAAATACTTGCCCACAGAATGGAATAATTTATCCGATACCAAACAAGGAATTGTTTTGGGAATCAGCGGCACAACCAAATATAACAATTCAGTGTATGTGTCCAAACAAGTTTATGATTTTATTTCCAATAGTTTTAGCAATAGATATTACTATTGGGTTAAAAATAAAAAAACATTACCCAACATTGACAGCAGAAAATTAAGTGCTTATGAAGTGTTTCAATTGATAGAAGATCCTAAAAAACAAGGCTATAAGTTTGTGTCGCTGTTGTCTAAAAATCAATTTGCTGTGAACAACATTGATAATTTTTTGGAAAACAAAGACACAGCAATAAACTTTAAAATTTGGACCATTAAAAATCAAGACATCAACATTCACAATGAATTTCAATTGATCAGTGAAGGAATTCCATACAGCAAACCCAAAAAAGAAATTGAAGCTGTTTGGTTCAACAGTTTGATTGGTTATGATGAACAATTCAGATCAGTGCCAGATGAAAATTTAAGTTTCAAATACAAATATGGCACATTGAGAAAACCTAGACAAGGATGGTTTGTCAATCGTATTGAAGCACTCAAACAAGTGATTGAAAGAGCAAATGCTGTTTGTAAAACAAATTTAATCACAGACACACGTGACATCAGCAGACTGAATGAATTTGAGGAATCTCCCAGCACCATAACAAGATTGTATGATTTAACCAAAGACACATTGGCTGACTTATCATTCGTGGGCACAGCTAACATTGAACAAGCAGTATTGATTCCTGTGATACAAAACAATAAAATTGTTGATGTGTCTATAGTGAATCCTGGCAGAGGTTACAGAGTAGTTCCAACATATAAAATTATTGATTCACCAGGAACAGGATCAGGTGCTGAATTAGAGTTTGAAATCAACATATCAGGACAGATCACATCAGTCACAGTGAACAAACAAGGCAGCAACTACAGTGCCAACACAAGAATTGAAGTGAGAAAATTCAGTGTGTTGATACAATCAGATTCTGAAATTGGTAATAAATGGTCCATTCATCAATGGGACTCTGATTTGTTGGAATGGCAAAGAATTTTATCTCAAAAATACAATGTTAATCAGCATTGGAGTTATGATGATTGGTACAGTGTGGGTTACAGTAAATTTACTGAAGTTAATCACACAGTGTCAGACAGCTATAAACTTTTATTAATCAATGATGAATTGGGAGATATTGTTAAAATTGAAAACGTAGGCACTGGTGGTTGGGTATTATTAGAAAAAATTGACAATCAAAATGATGTGGACTACACAATTAATTACAAAACCATAGGTAGACAGAATGGAACTGTGCAATTTTCTAATTCTTTATATAATTTTTCTCAATCCACTGTGGGATTCAACAGTACCAGTTATGATGTCACAGTTTATGACAATCAACCCATCACAGAAACAAGAATTATTTTAGAAACTTTAAGAGACAACATTTTTGTGGATGAATTGGAAGTGGAATACAATAAATTATTCTTCTCCAGTTTGAGATATGTGTTTTCTGAACAATCTTTTGTGGATTGGGCATTCAAAACTAGTTTTGTCAAAGCTCAACACAATGTGGGGGAACTTAATCAGCGTGTGGTTTATAAAAATGATAATTTATCCAATTATCAAGATTACATCAATGAAGTAAAACCTTACAAAACCAAAGTGAGAGAATACATCAGTGCTTATGAATCCATTGATAATTCCAGAGTGAATGTCACTGATTTTGATCTACCAGCCACTTATGATCCAGTATCTAAAAAAATTGTGGTGAGTTATGCCAAAGTTATCAATGATCAAATTGCAAATTCAAATATCACCAGCATTTATCCCAACAAACACTGGTTGGATAATGTGGGATTCAAAGTCACAACAATTAAAATATCCAATGTGGGCAGTGGATATTTGGGAACTCCTACGATTACCATCACAGGTGGTGGAGGCACAGGAGCCACAGCCAAAGCATTCGTGAGCAATGGCAGATTAACACACATTCAGATAGTGGATTCAGGATCTGGTTATCTATCAGCACCCACAGTGAACATATCTGGCTCATTGTCCACCACAGGTGTGGCAGGTCAAGCAGTGGCCATATTGGGAGATTCATTGATCAAATCCACACACATCAGAGTTAAATTTGATAGAACCACTGGCACTTTATTGATCAGCAATCTAACAAGAACAGAAACTTTTGTAGGCACAGGCAATCAATTGACATACTCTTTGAAATGGCCCATCAATCTCAAATCCAGCAAAGTCAAAGTGATAGTGAATCAAAGACCTGCGTTGTTCAGCGAATATGTGTACAGTAACGAAGAAGACAACACAAAATCATACTTGAGAACTCAAGGCAGAGTAACTTTTGAACAACCACCAGCATTGGGCAGTGCTATTCAAATTCAATATGAGATAGATGCCAATGTGTTGCAAACTCAAGACAGAGTGAATCATCTATATGAACCTATCACAGGCATGTTGGGCAACGATTTGTCTCAACTGATAGAAGGCATAGACTACGGTGGAGTGGAAGTACGCAGCTTGTCATTTGGCGGTGGCACAG